TAGCCGACGCGGGGATTGCGCCGACCTGCTCCACCACGGCACCGCCGCCCCCGGTCGCTGGATTTGATTTGATTTGATTTGATTGGATTTGATTAGATGGATTAGATGGATTAGAACCAATTTTCGGGACTGTCCCTTTTCCTGTCCCTGGGACATTTTTATTTTGTCCCTGGGACTGTCCTGGGGACTGTCCCTCACCCTGTCCCCGCTGTTGTCTTTTCTTGTCCCTGGCCTTGTTGATCTCGCTCATTCGAGCGGTCAAGCCATCGCTCCAGTATGCGATAACGTCGCAATCTAAAAGACCAATTTCACAGCAGGTATCTAGGAACTCTATAAGTGCGGGCTTTTCAACTCTGAGCTTGAACGCAATCGCATCAAGATGCCTAGTTTCGATGATGCAATAAGACTCAGCGGCTAGGGTCTCAACGATTGCCCACCATAGCCCAATGTGTGCATACCCCCCGGCCATGAAAAGCGCCTGGAGCTTGCGATCCTGCAATGCGTTTGTATCGTGTCTGAACCATGTGGCACTCATGCGTCGCAAACCTCCCGACGTAATTCTGTTTTTTGCTTGTGCTCCAAGATTTCGAGTTGAAGACTGAGAAACAATGCCTTTTCACTGGCTCCCCAACCGGCCACATCCATCAGCGTGGTTACGTCAACCTCTAGGTCGCCAGCGGCTATCTCTAAAAGCTCTTGGAGTGCGTCGGCATAAGCAATTGCTCTGTAAATTTTCATCGTTATTGCCCTCCGAGTAGGAAGTAGAGAATCCAGATCCACGCCCAGCCAGCGAATGCGGCAATGGCAGAGCAGACAATCCAGAGGAGCACCTTGATCGGCCCTTGGATTATAAATTCTATCGAATCGTGATCGCGGGGATTGTCACCTAGGGCTTGGCCCTGGTAGTTTCTCTGAGGTTGCATTGAGGCTCCTATCTCAATTCAACCGTTCGAGCGGATCAGTGTTTCACGACTCTGATCCGTTTTTTCCTACTTCCGAGGTTCTATAATTCTGGTGAAGTAAGGAACTGATGAAGTAGCGAACGGTATGATTATGGTCATAGCGCAGGTCAATCTTTTCTGAAACAGAAAAAACGACTAGCAACTACTTTTTTTTCGCTTCGCAATATTTGAGATAAGTTTCCGAAATTGCGCGCTGCATAGTACGCGAGATATTCTCTCCGAACGCTTTGCATAATGCTTCAATTTGCTGGCGCATAATCGGGCTAGCGCGGAATCCCATGTACGGGTCGTAAGCTTTTTTCGTTTGTTTTTTCGACATAATGGCACATTGTATATCATTGTTTCTCTCCCCAAAACCCCATAAAACCAAAAACGCCCGCTCTCACCGGGCATGCGATCAATATCCGATTTTTATTGCTTCCCCGATTATCCCAACCTTAAAGAATACCCAGGCGAAAACCAGCCCCAGCATATTAGTCAGATAAATGGCAAACCATTTGATCTTATAAAACGTGAGATACGGTTCAGGCGTGTATTCTTTAGCTTCCATGTGCGGCCTCCGCTGTTTGGACTTTTGGACAATCGAAAAGCCAGCATTTCAGGCTTTTATTGTCCTCACGGAAGGACTGTGCAGATTCGTGCCGCTCATCGACTCGATACCCTCCAATCTTTCCCCCGATTTCATAGCCAGCAGCGCACCCGCTCAGTAGTACCGCCATTCCAGCGGCGGCGATCAAAGTTTTCATGCTCATAAAACCCCCAAAAACCTCAGCGTAATTGCTGAGAGTGAAGCGCACCAGCGATGCGCTCGGACTCTCTGCATTACGCCCATGCCTTGCCGTGATTCTCTCCACCACAAGAGCAATCGCATTTGTGCCCCTTTGCATGAGTGCAACGCTCATCACATACATGATCGGTCTTAAACCCGTATATGGCGTTTGCTTTCATTTGCGATCCGCGCTGGCTGTAAACTGATGAGCAGTTATGACACCGGGGGAGATTTTTGATTGAATCAATCCGCTTAACAGCCTTGCAGTATAAGCACTTTGCTATATAGCCCATATCGTCCCCTACTCTCTGCCGGGTTAATTCCCGTGCTCTTGATATACGTTTGTATATCATATGAGATGAGGACACAAGCAAAAAAGATCGCTAATACTGCAATTTTCTACCCGGATTATTCCTCAACGAAAACCGGCGCTTATCGTAGGTCTGCACCATCCAGGGTGATTTGTGGCGCAAAAATCTTTGCACTGAATCGTACGATTCCCCGCTTTCTAGGAGCTGCGTTGCTGCCGTAGCGCGTGCCGCGTGCGGAGCTGTGCCGGGCTCTAGTTCAAGCGCCTTGCAGTAGCCGACAAATAACTTATAGAGGTTGGAATGGCCCATGCGCCGCCACTCGTCACCGTGGCGCGTAGCGAATAACGGCTCGCTATCGGTAGCTCCGAAGTGATGCCGTTCGGCAATGTAAGCCGTAACGCGCTCTAGTGCCCATGCTGGTATAGGCTGTTCCTGCTCGATTCCGGCCTTCGTATCTCGTAACCTGAGATAAGGCACACCCTCTTGGGATACTCGCACGTCATCAATATTCAGGCGCAGTAACTCAGCGCGGCGCAAGCCACAGCCGAACATTAGAGCGAGGATCGCATGGTCTCGCACTTTGTGGAAATCACGCACGGGCTCAACGTCAAGCAAGCGGCGCACATCGGCGGCTGATATTCGTTTTGTGGGTCTAACTTGCTGCTGTTTGCGGGCGCTCAGGAATCGCGCGGCCTGACTGAAGGGATTTTCTTTTACTAACTTTAGATCGAAAAAAACCGCATAGAGCGTACGGAGTATTTTGAATTTTTTGCGCTTGGTATTATCGGCGCATGTCATTGTGGCTAGGTATTGCGCGGCATCTCCCATGCTGGCGCGGCTCGGATCTTTAATATGTTTGCGCCACTCGTCCCATACCTGCAAGTAGGTTGCGCTAGTCGCGGGCGCTTTGTTGGCAAGGAATAATACTAATGCGTGTGTTATTTTCATGATAAAGCATCGCAATCCCCTGTAATTTTGTTTCCAACGCGCCCCGCGATCTAGCTCAGAAATTATCTATTTGATCTGTAGATTTATTTTATGTTCCAACCGAGCGCCGGGTATAAATTCACCCGGTTTCAAAGCTTTAAGCGCCGGTTTGAGCTTTGTTTTATCGGGCTCGCGCGTGACCTTTTCGCGCCAGTATTCTGGTGGAACGTCCAAAATGTTAGTCACTTCGACTGATTCGGAAGATCTCCAAGTGAGAGATACCCGTGCATCTTCAAACTTCTCCCCTGGTGGGAGGCTCATTTGAATGTACTGGCGCAAGTAATCCGCTTGCCGCTCAACCTTATCAGCACGCTCGGCTAGTTTCTGTGACTCTTCCTTGATAAGTGCGGCGCTTGCTTTAAGCGCTTTATAGGCTACCCCGGCGTTGCTCAGTTTCTCAACATAAGTTGAGCTGGCCTTGTCCAGCCGCTCAGCAGCGTCTAGCGGCATCTCGCCGGATTCGTCTGCTTCGCGGTTGATTGCTTCGATGGTTGCCCAAAATTCTTTGCTGCATTGTAAAAGGTTCATACGTTCGCCTCGGGTAAATTGATTAAGTACGGCTTTGCTACTTCAACGGGGATCGCGGTGTGGTAGGTCTTGGTTTCAGCATTTGCCCAAAAGCCCTGTACCTTCATCGCGCCCACGATCAATTTCTTCGTGTTCTCGTCGCACTCTGATAGGTCATATTCGTAGCTTATGCCCTCCTCGGCGGCCTTGCGGATGCTGTCCTGCATTTCGAGCAGCTTATTAGCCGGTTGAACAGTTACGCTTTCGATTTTGGGCTGGTCCTCAATCTCTGTCTCGTCAAGTAATCCCAAGCCGCAAATCGACAGGGTAACGCGGCGCTTTGCCTTGGTTTCAGCCTTCATCAGGGCATTCGCCATTGCCTCACCCTTGCTGGCGCCGATAGCTACCACCCCGATGGCCTCATCTGTTCTGCCGTCCGGGTTTGATGCCTGGGCGGTCACGACATAGACATCATCGATCTTTTCTCGGCTCTTGATTGTTACACTGATTTTCTTGAGCGATCTGAGCTGGTCGGTAGCATCTCTCCGCGCGTATAGCGTGAGCTTGCCGTTCAGGGTGATATATTCAAATGGCTTGGTTAATGGGTTGAGACCTAGCGACTCACACACCCGGTTGTAGTAGACAACGCGCTGTGCGCTGTCCATCTTGCTCAAATCACCCCCTATCAGGGCGGCTTCTATTGTCTGCGGTAGATTGTTCATTTTTGTACACTCCTTATAGTTTGCTGTGGTTAAAATCTGTTAACGCGTCTTGGTAGTCCCGCTCCCACGCTTCCGCTTGCCGGGAGCACTCCGGGCAGAAGCCCCATGCGTCAAGCTCATCTGTAATGCCGTCGCATTTGTCGCAAAACTTACAGCCGCATAGCTCTGCGTTGACTTTGGCCATTCCGCGCGTCTCGCCGTCGTCTAGTTCGATAGCTTCCAGCAGTTCAGCGGCTTGGATCTGTAGTTCGTATATGCGGCGGCCCTGCTCTTCCCTGCTTAACCGCCGAAATTTTAGTAAGTTTTGTTTTCCCATGTGACCTCTGTACAATTCACGATGTACAATGCATACTGTACAAGAGGTATTGTATACACGGTTGAGAAATATACAAGAGGTCTTGTATAAATATTTGTAGGTGGTATGGATAAAGGCGTGAAGTTTATCAAAAAGATCCGCAAAAGCATGGGCGACATTACGCGCTACCGGCTTGCCGATCTCATGGGCATTAAGACGCAAGTGCTCGATTACTATGAGGAAAAGGGGCAGACCCTTACGATGGACCGGCTTTGCAAGCTTCGGGATGTATCCGGGCTATCTTGGGAGGAGCTGGGGAAGCTTATAGAAGCAGAATACGGCACTACACGCACAGCGCGGCAGAGCGATGGCAAAACCAACACCTAAAGGTTTAGTTCCGTGGGTACCTGGACAGTCTGGCAACCCGCTGGGCATGACCAAAGAGCAAGCGCAGGTTCGGGAGCTTATTCGAGAAGCCAGCCCTGAGGCGGCGATGCGACTGTTAGAGCTGATGCGTAGCCGGGATGAAAAGGTGGCCATGGTTGCCGTGAAAGAAATTCTAGATCGCGCGTGGCCGAAACCTCCACCACCGAAGGAAACTGAGGGTCAGGAAATTAATTCTGTAATCCGTGCACCAAGCCCGTTACCGTCTCCAGTAGAATGGGCAGAGACTGCGCTACAGCAGATGGCAAAATCGTCAATGTTGTCTGGGAGCCCCAGCCAGGACCGCAAACCCACCTCCTAACCTGCCCCTGTGATGAGGTGTTTTTCGGCGGCGCTCGCGGCGGCGGCAAAACTGACGGCGTATTAGGCGAGTGGGCATCCCATGCCGATTTGTACGGCAAGCACGCAAGCGGCTTGATGGTTCGCCGGGAATTTACACAGCTCGGCAAAACAATTGAGCGCAGCAAAGAAATATTCACCCCAACAGGCGGCATCTATCATGAACAGAAAAAACGCTGGGTAATGCCCCGCGGTGCACAACTCGATTTCGCCTACCTTGAGCGCGATTCGGACGCGCAAGCATACCAGGGTAATAGCTATACACGGGTTTATGTGGAGGAAATCGGCAATTTCCCCCGCCCTGAACCTGTAATGTTGTTGATGGGCACGCTCCGAAGTGGTCACGGGGTACCATGCGGCTTTCGAGCAACAGGCAACCCGGGCGGCCCTGGTCATCAGTGGGTGCGTGCTCGGTATATCGATCCGGCTCCGCTTGGTTACAAAATAATTGAGGAGGAATTTACCAACCCTTTCGATAATACGCTTGTAAAGCGCAACCGGGTCTTCATCCCCTCGCGGCTGTCCGACAACGCATATCTAGGCGCTGAATACGCGGCAAATTTGCAGCTATCAGGGTCTCCCGAATTGGTTCGCGCGTGGTTGCTAGGCGACTGGTCGGTAATTGCTGGCGCTTATTTCCCTGAGTTTTCTATTCAGAAGCACGTAATTAAGCCCTTCGATCTGGGCAAGCATAACGTGCGCATTTGCGGATTTGATTATGGTAGCGCCCGCCCCTTTGCGGCTTATTGGGTAGCGGTACTGGGCGAAGACACCCTTGCCGATGGCCGTATTCTACCCAAGGGCGCACTAGTTGTGTACCGCGAATGGTACGGCGCATCCGGCCCGAATAAAGGGCTGGGGCTCAAAAATGAGGATATAGGCGCGGGACTACGGGAGCGCTCCAAGAACGAAACGATCCAGCTCAAACGCGCTGACCCCTCAATATTTAAGAGCGAAGGCGGCCCCGCAATCGCTGAGCAAATTAAATTCGGCTTTGCCCCTGCTGATAATTCCCGGCTCGCTGGCTGGTCGCAAATTAGATCCCGACTGGTAGGCGAGGATGATCGGCCTATGCTGTACATTTTCGATACATGCACAGCATTAATTCGCACCCTACCAGCCCTACAGCATGACACCCTAAAGCCGGAAGACTTGGATAGCGACGGCGAAGACCATGCAGCAGATGCCTTGCGCTATGCACTAATGGCTCGCCCCTACTCCAGGCCAGCACCCACTACCAAGCCCATCAAGGGCGTCAACGAGATGTCAATTGATGACCTCTGGAAGCGCGAAAAGCGGCGAAGATAATTTCTTTAATCCTGCAACAGGGGCGGCTACGGTTTTCTGGCGATCAACCGTTTTGAGGGTGGCCCGTGCACCCTCACTGTTTCAGGGTGACCATGAAATACCTAGCACTAATCATTTCAATTCTTATCCCCTCAATTGTATCAGCTCAAACAGGTGGCAGTTTTATCCGTAACGACGCGGGCGCTACGCTATGCGGTTCGGCGTCCGTACCGTGTTCGGCTGCTGTTGATACTTACGGGCGTGTGCTTGTGGGCACATGGGGGCAGTCCGGTGCAAACCTGGTGCGCGGTGCCGATGCAGCAGATCGCACCACAGCCGCAAGCGCTCAGTACATTGCAGCAGCAGCAGGGGTGAGAAACTACGTAGGCGCTTGGGGATGTACCAACACCGCCGCCGTAGCCTCCCGCGTATCCCTTCGATGCGGATCTACTGATGTCGCTTACGGAATCCTGATTGCAACTAGTGGTCAGTTTGCACAGGAACTCGATCCTCCGGTGCGCTGTGCAGTCAATGAAGCCGTGAATATCAACATCGAAACGGGCGCAACGGCTACGCGGTGTTTTGTGGCTGGAATGTTCTCAACGAACTAACATGATGACCCGCACCTATAGCGACAAGCCAGTGGAAGACCACAGGGAGGAAACCGAAGTTTCCAAGTGGTTTACTGAGCTTAAAATTGCCGAAAAAGATAAGCACTACGACCGATTCAAGGCGCGGGCAGAACGGGCGATCAAGCGCTTTTGTGATGAGCGTACATCTCAAACCACAGCAGACGGATTTGACCACGACGGCAAGCGCTTCAATGTGCTCTGGTCTAACGTTCAGACCCTTGGCCCTGCGATCTATGCAAGGGTGCCTAAACCACAAGTAGATAGGCGGAAGCGCAATAGAGATCCTGTTGCCGCGACCGCTTCTGAAATCTTAGAGCGTGCGCTTGATTACAATGTCCAGGCGTACGACTTCGATCACAACCTGGTCAACGTCCGCGATGATTATCTGCTTACGGCATTCGGTCAGATGTGGGTGCGCTATGAAGCGGAGTATGGCCCTGAGCAGTTAGACGAGCAGGGCCAGCCGTTCAAGCCCGTTGTATACGAAAAGGTCTGCGCCGATTATGTTCATTGGTCGGATTTCCGAAATAACCCCGCCCGGACATGGGATGAAGTTCGTTGGGTAGCGCGGCGCGTATACCTTTCAAAGGCACAGCTCGCTGAGAAATTTGGCAAGGAAGTAGCCGATGCGGTTTCTCTGGATTACGTCCCGCAAAACATATCAGACGATAAAGAGCTGTCGAAAGAACAGGACGAGTTTCGAAAAGCCGTAGTGTGGGAAATTTGGGACAAGCCAACCCGCACCGTAAAGCACGTCTGCAAGGGTTATCCGAAGTACCTAAAGGATGTTCCTGATCCCCTTGGGCTACAGAACTTCTTCCCCTGCCCTCGCCCATTAACCGGCGTGCGCTCAACTAAATCAGTCTGGCCGATTCCCGATTTCGCTCAGTACCAGGATCAGGCAACCGAATTAGACGAAATCACAGCTCGCATCCATGCGCTCGTGAAGGCACTGCGCGTCGTTGGCATTTATGACGCATCCAAAGAGTCATTAAAGCGATTGCTATCGGAAGCCGGGGAAAACGAAATGATCCCGGTCGAAGATTGGGCATCGTTTGCAACGGTGGGCGGTATTAAGGGCGTGGTTGATTTCCTGCCGTTGTCGGAAATCGTTCAAACGCTCACCAGCCTGTACGACGCACGCGGCAAGACGCTGAATGAGATCTATGAGCTTACCGGCATTAGCGATATTGTTCGTGGCAATTCGTCTCCTTCTGAAACTGCTACGGCGCAACAGATAAAGGGGCAGTTTGCAACCCTTAGACTGTCAGATCGCCAGAAGGCGATGCAGCGCTTTGCCCGCGATGTGATCGCAATTAAGGGCGAAATCATAGCAGAGCATTTCGATCCTAACACGCTCGCGCAGATCCTCGGGGTGGATATGGAAAACCCCGAAATTGCTCAGAACTTCATGTCGGCGGTTCAGCTACTGAAAGACGAGAAGCTTAGAAGCTTCCGCATCGACATAGAAACCGACTCAACCATTTCCATCAATGAAGAGCAAGAAAAGCAAACCCGCGCCGAATTTTTGACCTCAATCGGTCCATTTCTGCAACAGGCAAGCCAGACGATAGCCGTTGATCCTATCTGGGGCAGCGTCATAGGCGAGATGCTGATGTATAGCGTGCGCGGATTTAAGGCGGGCAGAGCTTTGGAAAGTACAATTCAGAATGCAGTCGACCAGGCAGCACAACAGGCGATTCAAGCGCAACAGCAGCAAGCAGAAGCAGCACAACAGCCGCCGCCAGAACCACCACCAGATCCCAAGATGATGGAGGTGCAAGGAAAGATGCAGCTTGAACAGGCGCGGTTCCAGTTTGAGCAGCAGCAGCACGCGGACCGTATGAGCTTTGAGCAGCAGAAAATTAGCTTAGAATCGCAGCTCAAACAGATGGAAGCGCAATTGAAGCAAATCCAGGCACAGCACGCGATTGAAATTGAGCGCGAAAAGCTTAATGGGAATCTTGCCCTACAGGAAGAGAAGATCAGAGCAGATATGGCGCTTAAGGCGTTTCAGCGGCCCGATCAAAATAACCTGGACACCATCGAAAGTCTTCGGAAGCCAGAACCAACACCAATCCCGGCCCCTATTATTAACGTGCATATCGACAACAAGCAGAAGCCGAAGCCCGTTATCGAGAAGATCGTGCGCGGCCCCGATGGCTCCATGATGCCCGTTTACGCAGAAGCTACAGAAACGCCCGCCAGCGAATCAGGTGAATACCCGGACGGAGATTAACCCGTGACCGCCAGAAACTTAGATCCAGGCACTAATCCGATTGCGCCATGCTCAGTTACCGTTGGCAGCGATGGCAATGAGCGCCAGGATATTATTATTCAGGGACCTGCTGACACTACTAGCGACGTGATGCGCGGCGTCACCAATACGTCACTGTCGGGCAATAAGATTGGGCAGGATGTCGCCGTCAAAGAAGCGGTGCTACCCTCGGGTGCCGCTACGGCGGTGAATCAGACCGAACTCCTAAATCGAATGGGAGTTGTTCTTGACGATTTTAGCAACACGTCCTATTCGTTTTTTAATTTACAAGATTCTAGTTCGTATGGCGGCTCGAATTCTCTTAGTTTTCTAGTCGGGGCTAGAAGCGAACCGTTAAGTTATGAACTTGGCGCGTGCGTTCGCACAGTAGGTAGAAACATTACTACCCCGTCGACTGGCACCCGAGGATCTCAAGGACTCTCTTCGGTTACTAACTTTACTACTCAAGTAGACGGCTACACGGTCCTGCTTCTAAACATTCAAGGCACCTACTCGGGGGCCAATCTTTCGTTTGAGGGAACTACCGACGGAGCTAATTACTTTTCTATTCAGGGATCGCGAGTTGACTCTAATCTAGTTGAGACGACCACCGGAGTTTTGACGAACATAACTAGGGCTTGGAGATTCAACGTAACCGGCCTTACATATGTTCGCATAAATTGCACAGCAATAGTTTCTGGTACCGTTACGTGCAGATACATTCCTTTTGCTACTGGAATGGAACCGACTCCGAACACGGGGATCGTTCCTGCTGCACAATCCGGTACGTGGAGCGTAGTTGGCACTGGCAATGTCGCATCAGATGCGGTCGATTCAGGCAATCCAGTTAAGATCGGATTCCTCGCTCGCACTTCAGACATCACAGCAGTAGCAAACGGCAATCGTGTAGATGGCATAGCCGATAAACGTGGGCGGCAAGTCGTCTTAGTTAATGCCCTACAGGAGAATCGCTTCTACGCTTCAAGCTCCTCGGACATAACGAACACTAC